TAGTGTTGCTGCAAGAGATTGTCTTCCTAAGAATTGATCGTTGTAACCTAACTTACCAGCTTTAATATAACCCGATGCGTTTACTGCTTCACTAACATCTGTACCACTTACTGTTGCAGCAGATGAGTTATCATTTCTTTTAGCATAGATTACTTCTTCGTCGGTATCATTACCAGCAGCATCTTTACCTTTATATCTCTTGATATCTTTCCACATATCTCTAGCTGGTGTAATTACATTTCCGGAATCATCTAGTTCCTCTTCTGTTTGTTCTTCCGGATTTGTTATTTTTTCGTAATTATTTTTGTCATCACCTAAAGCTTCAGTAGCAACTTGTTCAGCAGTTTTAGCTTCATTACCACCTCCTGAACTTAGAGCAGCGATTTTTCCTTGTAATTCTGTAATTTTAGTATCGAATTTAGTTTCATCTTCACCTTCAGCAGCAGCATCAGCTTTTCTAGCTTGTTGTGTTACAATCTGTGCTTCATAATATGCTTTTTGTGCAGCTTTAATTTCATCTTGGCCGGCATCATCACCCAGAAGATCTAAATCACCTTTTTTATCATCTTCGATTTCTTTAGCAGCATCTATTGCTTGCTCAGTTTCTGTTTTTTGATCTCCAAAATCATCAATTAAAGCGTTAAAATCTTTTAATGATTCGTCAACATTAGCTTTCATATCCTTTAAGATAGTTTCACCTTCTTCTTTATCTGCAGCAACTTTACCATCTACAAAAGTAGTTCCAGATAATTTACCTTCTGCTTCAGATTGTGTCTTTTTAAGTTTTTTAATTTCTAATTTTCTAGCGTCATCATAATCTTCAGCTTTAACTGAATCCATTGCACCTATTAAAGCACTTGAGGCTTTATAATAAGCACTTAATTTTTCATTTGCAGCCTTTGTTGTCTCATCACCTTCCTGAGCTCTCTTATCTGCATCTTCTATTGCAGCCTTTAAGTCTGCTTGTCTTTCAGCATCCTTTTTCTTAGCTTCATCTGCTTGTTGCTTTAGCATTTCTTTATTCTTCTCTGCCATTTTTTTAGCACGTTCAGGATCATCAGAGTCATCATACTTATCTTGAATTTCAAATTTATCCATAATATGCTTGTAATCTGCAGCATCTTGTAACTTCTGCTTGGTAGCTGCCCATTCTTTCTTTAGTAACTCAGATTCTATTGGGTTATTACTTTCTAGTTCTGTTACTTTAGCACCAGCATCTCTAAGCTCAGTAGCGTTTTTAGCTTTTAATTGTGCTTTCTGTGCTTCTAGTTTTTTATTGATTTTGCTAGCAATAGGGCCTCCTTCTTTCATTTGCTCATCTTGCTGTTGGCGTAATTGTTTAACAGCCTGACTTCTCTTTTCTGCAGGTAGAGCTTTATTAGCTCTTATGCTTTCTACTTTTTTATCAAACTTTTGCTTAATGGTATCTAAGATCTTTTTCTTCTTCTCTTCAGACTTTAGTACTTCAGCAGACTCTTTATCAATTCCAGCAAGTTCAGTTTTTAATTTCTTATTATATAAACTTTTCCAAGAACCGTTAAGTACAGCAAAAGCTTTCATTGATTTAAAATGCTTAATCATGTCTTCCATGAAATTTTCATTTAAAGCATCTTCTTCACCCCAGTTTGTATTTTCTAATAAAGAATCAACTTCTTCAGTAATCTGAGCCGAAAGAGTTTCTAGATTAGTTAGGATAGCGTCAACATCAGCGATAACTTCAGTTCTAATAGCCTCGCCAGTTTTAGTTTCTGTTTTAACCTCAGTCTTGACCTCAGTATTTACTTTAGCGTTAGATTGAGCATCGAAATCCTCAAGTAACATTAATTTTTTACGTAGTTTCATATTGTTTACTTTTTTGTTTAATGTAAGTATTATTAGATTATATATCTCCTTTATTTTTTGTTTTCTACAGAATAAAAAAAGGCCTCCCAATCGGGAGGCCTTTCTATAAAATATATTCTAATTGTTAGAGTATAACTTCATCTAATTAAAGATTAAAGTGCTACACCACCAACGTAGAATTTTTGGTATTGAGTTTCAGGATGGAATCCAGCTTCAACTAGAGCGTATCTAGATTTAACAGCTACTTTAGGAGCCATAGTTCCTTCAGCAATTGTTTGTACTGATTCAGCCATTAAGTAAGGCATGAATACTAATCCAGCACCGTTACCATCACCTTTTCTACCAACTAATACTTCGTGCGCCTTACCGGTAACACTACCGATAGTTTTAGTCTCACCATCAAACTGCATGTTTGGGTCAGTGTAAACATTTACACCTGCAACAGAACCTACTGGGTAGATTGCACCTGCAACTTGGTTAAATGTGTTAGCCATTGGGTTTGGTACGAATCCAGCAACTGCTTGTAAAGCTGAAGCAACTTTTGCATCAACTACAGCGAAGTTACCAGCACCTCTACGTCCTCTGTTTGCGATTAAGTTCGCAGCAGCAAGAATGTGAGTAAGGATTCTTCTGTTTACATCACCGTAAGTGTTTCCACCTAAAGAGTAATCTAATACAAAATCAGAAATTCCTGATTCAGCGATAGCTCTCATTTTACCTAAAATGTGAGTGTTAATAGACTGAGTTAATTCGTTAGTTAATACTGCTTCTACTTGAGCAACAGCATCTACACCGAATTGTTTTAAATCTTGTACTTGCTCTCTAGTAACTGCAGCAGCAACTTGGAAAGTTTCAGCAGCAACACTTTTAGAGAATAAAGAAAGACCCATTACTTTGTCAGCAGTTCTTTCACCATCTTCTCTTGTCATTGGCTCGTAATCTGCTTTACCAGTAGATACACCAGCACCTGAGAATCCAGGAACGTGATCTTCTAATGCAGTAACTAATGCAATATTAGTATAACCAGCAGCTTCTAAATCTAACTTTACGTTAGCCTTTTCTAAATCACCTACTTTGAAAATTGCGTCTCCGTCAATTCTAGATTCACCAACATAGTCGTGTGCACCGTTAGTTCCGACAACCTTAACAATATCTGCTAAAGCACCTGTAGCCTTAACATAAGTTGGAGCTGTTCCACCTAATGTAAGAGTTCCACCTTCGTATACGAAATCTAGGTAAGATAATAATCCCATTGGTCCAGCCATTGGAATTACTGGTACTAAGTCTAAACCGATAGTTTGAGCAGCAACTTGCATTGCTAAAGGTAAAAGTGTTGGAGCTTTGTCTCCAGAACCGTTACCACCTGCACCGTTACCGTTTACACCAGCTCCGTTAGAGATTGCGCTAGGGAATGATACAGCACCCATACCAGCCAAGTTCATTGGACCAGGGTTGTTTGATAAAGACATGATGTTCGCGTCTTCATAAAGTTTATGGTTGTGACAGTAAGTCGACATCCATGCTAATTTGCTAGATTCATTGATACCTGTAGCTTCCGAAATGATCGGTGCCCATGTACTTCTGATCTCAGCTTCGTTTAATAAATTTGCCATTTTTAATGATCGTTTTTTTTGTTGTTTATATTCGACATTTATTGGGCTTTCTGCTTCTGTCACCCTTATCGTCGATGTTTTATTTGTTAATTATATATCTATAAATTATTTGTTAAATCTTTTCTTGAATGCATCTGCATAATTTGATACATCATATAGAGTATTATCTTTAGCTTCAGCTTCTTTAGATTCTGTAACCATTGCTACTTTCTCCATTTGAACTGGAGCTTCTCTTAAATCTCTAGTTTGCCAGAAATTAGCAACTTGATATTCAGTATTTAAACTATGGTATTTAGATTGTGCTACAATTTGATTCTGCTTAGCTTCTGATAAGTTTGCCCATGCTTCAGCATATTCTGTTGGCATTGCGCTAATGAATAAAGGTTGTTGACCTGCACTTTCTAGAATTAGTTGTGTGTTATTCATTAATGTTACTATTTCAGATTCTGTCATGAAACCTCTCTTAGAAACAGTATTTCTAACATCAGTCTTAGCAGATTCAGTTAATTCATTGTATTTTTCTCTTGTTGTAGAAGATACAACTTTAAAGAATGATGGATTCTCGTTCTCTTTTTTAGTTGCAGTTTCAACTAAAGCATCTAATTTAGAAGAGATTTCATTTTTGTAAGCTTCTAATGGATCTAATGCTCCATCTTCACCTTCAGCTTCTTCATCACCTTCACCAACTTCAGCTTCTTCAGTTTCATCTTCGATTTCAGAATCAGATGTTTCTGTTTCGTCTTCAAGTTCTTCAGCTTCAGTAGAGTCTCCAGTTTCGTCTTCAACATCACCTTCTGGTGCATTGTTTCCAATTTCTTCTAGTTCTTCTTCGTCTTTAGTTACAACTTCTTCACCTTCGATTCCGTTTTCTTCACCTTCAACATCGCCTTCTTCTGAATTATCACCGATACTTTCGATTTCTTCTTTATCTTCAGCTTCTTCATGGCCCTTTGCAGGATCTTCTTCTTCGGTAACCTCTTCGTTATCTTCGCCAGCTTCTTTAGCAACTTCTTCGCCTTCAACATTATCAGCTGCTTCTACATCTTCTTCTTTATCTTCTTCAGCTTCAACGTTAACTTCAACGTCTTCTTCTTCAATTACTTCTTCATTAAGAGATTCAGCAATATATTCAGTATATTCAGAAACTGACTGTATGCTTTCTTTTAAGTATTCTACATAAGCAACTAAGTTTTCTTTAGTTTCAACTCCTTCATTATGTGCTTCTGCTAAATAGTTAGCGAAATCTTTTACTTTAGAAACCGCTTCAGATACATGCTCTGTATAAGAAATACTTTCATCTAATTTTTCAGCAACATGCTCTGAATACTGAATAGATTGATCTGTTTTTTCAGCAACATGCTCTGAATACTGAATAGATTGATCTAATTTTTCTGCAAGCATTTCTACATATTCTGTTAATGTATTAACATTGTCAACAATATGATCGCTATGTGCTTTTATGTTGTTTAAACCGGATGCTTCTGTTTCTCCATTTGCACCGATTGATTCTTTAAGTGACTTGATTTCATTTGCAAGGTACTCAGAGTACTTATTGAAATCTTCAGCCTTTACAAAGTCTGCCATGTTTTTGTTTTCTTTTATTTGTATATTTGTGTTTTGATTTTCAATATTTTCAACTAAAGTTGGAACGTCTTTATGCATTTCATAAATAAAAAGACTATCATCATTAGAATAACCATATGATTCATTAACTCTAGTTAGCTCTGCGTTTTCAAATCCAGGATCTGCAACTAAATCATAAGTAAATAATTGCTTAATTTTAACCTTACCATTAGATTCTACTGCACCTGCAGCTCTAGAAGAAATTTGTAAAGGCACTCCAGCATCTACAAGAGCTTTAGCCTGACGGCCAGCATCTGTATCTAATAATCTGATTTTACCTCTTACTTCTTTAGATTCTTTATCATAGAATAATTCTTCTACAATGTGAGATACATTCTTTAAAGATGTATCAAATTGTGTTGGGTGGTCTAATTCTCCTAAAAGCTTAGAAGACTGAATTTTAGCTTGTAGAGCCTCAATCTGAGGAACATATTCGCTCTCAGTATAGATCCTATTGTTTCTGTTTTTTTGATCAATTTGACCAAAAACACCTTCTAAAACATAGTCTTTGTTTTCAGAAGCCACCGCCGTTAATGCAGACGTTGACTTCTCAACAATCAGCAAATTATGCTTATTTTTCATATTTGGTGTTTTTCTTATTTTTAATATATATCATCATTTATTATCGAAATATCATGGTATTATATCCCAGCTAGTGGATCGTCCTCTTCTCCCTCTCCTTCGGCGTCGCCTTCTTCCTCTTTTTCCTTCTCAGCTTCTTCCGTTTTATAATCATTATACATCTTTACAAGTTGGTCAATTTCACCCTCTGCAAATGCGCCTTCGCCATATTCATCGTAGAAATATTGCTTGAATTCTTTCTCAGTAGACTTAGCTAAAATACCTCCTAGAATCTCTGCCGATTTAATACTCTTACCAGAATCTAGTTTTACGTCATCAATATAAAGATCGGATTCTTCTCCGGCCTTTAAAGCGTCTTCTTGTACTCTAGTTGAGATAAAGTCCTCAAATGTTTTTAAATTTTTCATATTTTATATATCTTTTTCAATTATTTAATATTAAAAGCCCATTCCGTCGTCTTCCTCTTCTGGCTCTTCAGCCTCTTCTTTTGACTTTTTAGATTTAGCAGCCTCGTTAGCTCTAATCTCATCATCAGAAAGTTTTAAGTACTTTTTAACTAAATACTCTTGATCGAAATAGTATTCTTCTTCCATAGTCTCTTGGTTAGTTGTCATTAGAGAGTCTCTCATATTACCAATAAACTCTAATCTCATTCCCATGATTTCCATGTTCTTCATTTCAGCAAATACATTCTCTTCATTAAATCTAAGTGCTACTTGAGTTTTAAATTGAGGATCGTTAGTAAACTCTGGATATTTAAGACACATTTGTATAAATAGAGGCTTAACAAGAATTTCTTGGAATGTAGATCTTAAACGTTTGATAAACTTACCAAACTTAATCTCATCTCTAATCATACCATCTGCTGCTAAGTTAAAGTCTCCACCACCATCTTCATATAAGAATCTTGAGTAAGGAATTTTAGAAACATGTTTTAATTTATCTGAGAAGTATTTAAGTGCTTCAGTATCATTTAATTCTGGTCCTTCACCACCAATAGTCTCAATCTCTGGAGATTCTCCCTCTTTACTTGGTAACCAATATTCTTTACTAAATTGTAGCATTGGCTTACCATCAGTTGAAAGTGAAGCTGATTCCCAATCAAAATCAACAGTCTCTTTATATGAATTCATTAATTGTGCAAGCGATTGCTTTGCTCTTGTTTTAGATTTACCACCAACTGGGATAATAAACTTCATTCTAAATGAAGCATTTGTTACAGCCCAGATTACTCTGGTATGTTCCATAATTCTTAACAAGTTAAATGCTCTTACTAATCTCTCAACATAACTAACTCTACTTGCGGTTGTTATAGAAGAGTAAGAGATATAAATTATTTGTGAGTCATAAAGTTTTCTTTCTCGAACTGGATCGTCTTTATATTGTACCCAAACTTTCTTACCATCATCATGATTATAACCTGGTATAATTGTTGTTGGATCTAATTCTTTAAATCCAATAATCTCTTTTTGGTCTGGGGAATAAATAATCTCAAATGCAAGATAACCATCTACTAAGAATTTTCTATAATAGTACCAAGCTGATTGGTCTGTGTTAAATCCAAAGTAGTGATAGATTTGTCTAAAGTATTTGTTAAGGTCTTTTTCAACCTGCTCAGATATATCTAGACCTAAAATTTCTGGCTGACAGAAGAAGTTCTTCTCATCATACACAATAGTTTCATCACAAAGTATATCTAATATATCTTCAACCTCATCATTTTGTGAAAACTTTCTAAGATCATCTCTTTTGCTAGCATATTCATTATCAAAAAACGGAATATTCTTCTTAAGATTAATATCGGTCATCGACATGGCAGCAAATGCGCCATAGATGTCATCATTGTCTAAACCAAGTGGATTAATTTGGCCATAGCCTATCTCTGCCTCCATTGGTCCAATAGCCTGTGACTGTCGTAAAACGAGGTCATCGTATCTCATACCAAATGACGAAAGGGTCTTTAAAGCATTGGAAATGCTAAAAGGCCTGCTATTAGTACTTAACGGTCCGTTTCTATTTTCTGTGAATCCTGCCATAATATCTTATTATTCTATTCTAATTATATATCTTTATTCTTTAAGTAGTTACTAAACTGCTGCCTAAGCTCGTTAATTGTGATGCCTTCTAGCTCTAAAAAGTCACACATTGCTATTTGAGCCCAGTTTTCATAAGAGACTACTTTTTGATTTTGTTTAAGGTTTGGAATATACTGTCTAATAGCAAATCCTAATCCAAATTGATCTAAAAACTTTTTGGCTCCTTTGTAATCTAAGTTTATTGGAGCTTGTGTCCTCGCGTTGTACATTTTATTACCAGATGAAGCTGATTTAATTAACCCCTTCATTCTTTCATAAATTAAATCTAATAAATCTTCTTTAACATCAACTGGTAATAGGTTTAAATTAATACCGCAATCATTTCCAGCATCTGTTGGATCTAATGCCAATACTACTGGGTTTTTATCCCACCATGGTAGAGTTGCAATATGTTTAGGTTTATCATATCTAAAAACATAAATCATTCCAGGTTTAAATGGATCTCTTGTAAACGCAACAGAATTATCGCGCATTGCAACAGATGCTTTTTCAAACCACAGCCTAGACTTAAGCATAGCCTTCGTCTTACTACGATTTTCTTTAATTAATTCCTCTATGTCTTTTTTAATTTTACCCATTTATTTTAGTGTCTTCTCTGTAAGAACTATAAACCTCCAGCCTCTATTTTCTGCCCATGCTTTGGCATATGCATATTTATCACGATTTTTTATAAACTGCTCTGCTAAAAATTTATAAGACTTAAGTGCTTTTTGTGATTTTTTAGTAGGAGGGCTTGGTTTTTTAATCTGTGCCTCTGGTTTTATTTCTACTAAAAATTCTTCAAAACCATCTTCAGTTTTTGTTTTCATATAAAAATCGGGATAGTATTTATGTTCTCTTTTATCGAATGACCATATATATTTAATCTCTACAGGCTCGCTGGACCATTTTACTACATTATCTTTATTATCACACATTATCATAAACTTGCGCTCCCACGAGGATCTAAATATGATTGGTGTAGGTCCAATATATTTTTCCGGATATTTTGGTGTATAATAGCCTTGTATAAATCCAGAGTTACCGTTAGGCTGTAGATTTTTTATTGACATTTAAATGTTAAACATTCCACCATCGCTATCTGATCCAGAGGTATTAACTCTATCAATAGACATTGTGTTTTTATATTTTACTGGGTGTATCTTATTCCATCCCTTAGCATAGCCTCTTTTTGCAATCTCTGTAAAATAAGCAAATGCGTTTGGGTATTTTGGATTAAAATTTCTCCAGTATTTTAATAGATCTAATAATGCAAACTGAAGGCAATCATTACGATCATCTCCACTAACATAAGTTAATTTATTTATTGTTCGTTCTGCAAGTAAGATAAACATCTTTTCTGCAGTTGGAGTTAGTTTATCCAGCTCTTTAGACTTTACAATCTCATTATAAAGGTCTTTGTTATTTAAATAATTCTTCTTTCTAGGCACGTTATCTTTAGTTTGTTTACTATTATATGCAAAAAAACCCACTTGTTTCCAAGTGGGTTTTAAACCATTATTTTAAATACTACTTACGCTAGTTCTTCAGCGGGTAATGTGATTTTAAATTTTTCAATTCTCATTGGTTCATCTCCAGCAAAAACTGTTAAAATATCATCCTTTGCAGCTGATGTATATTCTAATGCATCAACCTTTACTTCAGTATCTGTATTAAGTCCTTCAGTTTTAGAGTTAATAGTAGCTGTAACATAACCATCACTTCTATTTAGAATAGATTCTGATTGTAAGTTGGTTATTTCTTCTTGAATTCTGGTAATTTCAGAATTTAATAAAGTATCTGCTGCTTTAATTTCTGGAATATTTCTATCTGCTTCATCTAGTCTTCCTTTTTGATCTTTTAAAAATGCAATCATCTCAAACATTGTTTGAATCTTAGCATTCTTTTCAGCTCTTCTCTCTTTAAATGATTCAAGAATATCTTCAACCATAAATGTAATGTCGGATCCAGTTTCTTCTGCAACATATTCAATTGCGGCATCTGCTAACATTTTTTGAAACTTAACAAGTTTTGTAGCCTCGTTAATTCTACAAACAAAAATATTATTATCTGCTCTCATTGTTAACATTTTTACATTGTTATCAATAGACTCTGTAATAAATTCTAAGACTTTATAGCTTTCAAAGTTTTTACCTGCAAAATTAAAAGTTTCAAAAAGAGGTTTATCTTCATATCTAATTTGGCCTGCAGCAAATACATGTTCAGTAATATTTTCTGAAAGTATCTCTGTAGTATTAGCAAAGAATTTGTTCTCATTAGCACTATATCTGAAATGGATTGCCAATGGCCCTCTTTTAATTTCATCTATATTAGATTCTACTAATTTAATTTCTTTTTTAAGTTCGGTTACTGCTTTATTAGAACCCTTTTTACTTTCTAATACTTTAGCTTCATTTAAGAATTCTAATTTATTAGTTAGTTCTAATAATACATCGTAGTTAGAAGTTGCATTCTCATTTATTTTACTAACTTTAGATTTAGAATTAAAATCATAGTAAAACTCAATTCCGCTTTCATTAATAGTAAAAAGGTTTAAAGCATTAACTAATGTTTTAAATTCGTTAGAAGAATTATTAAAAGATTCTACTACGTTTCCAGTCATTTTAAAATCTTGGCCAGCTGCATGAAAAACAAAACCGTGGTTGTGCTTTGCTACTGGTGAGATTATATTTTTATTTAATTTTGCCATCTTAATTAAGATTTTTTATTTTTTTATATATCTTGTTTTTTATTCATTAAATGGAAGCTCTCTACCGATGACCTTATATGTGTCCCCAAGTAGCGATTTATCATTCTCAGTATCACCTGGATTTGAAGTATTAGAATTACCCATAGTAAATATTCTATTATCTGCCGGCCTTCTTCTTTTAGTTCTAATTAAACTAACATTTTCATCATATAGTCCAGGTAAGTCTGCTCCAGTTGGTTCGTAATTTTCAGCTGTTTTAACCCATTGGCCATCAGTACATTCCCAAACACTTCCATCTTCATCATAATATTTACCAGTAACATCAGTACATGTTAAATATCCATTTGGATCTCTATAATTAGCCCATACTGCTCCGTTATCATTATAGTCTCTTCTGATAAATTTAGTATAAATGTCTTCTTCAAAGTCAAATGAAGGAATAAATGAATTTATTTCTAGACTAAAGGTTACTTTATGGTTTCCTTTATCGTCAAATCCATACTCTACAGGCCTTTCTTGTGTATAATCTTCTGGCATCATATACTCAGATGAGATTCTATATGTGCCCTCATCTAAATGCCCAGCGTCTACATTATAGAAGTTAGCCTTGTACATTTTTTTAATAATAGCCTCGGTAACCTTAAACATATCTAATTGGCTAGAGAGTATGATTTCAATATCAACGCCAATATTAACTGGTATCATTTCAAATTCTGCAACATAACTTTTAAATTCACCAGTAGCTGCAATCATATTATATTGTCCTAAGTTTCTTTTATTAACCAACTTAGATGGATCTATTGCAATGCTTGTTAGATTAACAATACCTCTTGGTACTCTATCATAATTACCATCAGCCTTTGTCGGTTCCGGATCACAATTTTCGCCATTTAATGTACTAAATAGAAAGTTATCTCTCATAAAGTTTTCATCTCCAGCTATTGCATAGTAAAATGGAACATCTACTATCACCCTTTCATCCTGATTAATTTGTCTCCAAAAACTTAGTTTTGAATTTAAATCAGCTAAAAGCCCAACAACAATATGTCTTACAACACTATCGTCTTTATTAAATTTAAGATTATAACTTGCCATTTTTTATAGGTATCTTTCTGCCATTCTTTTCCAGTTAGGAAGTCCAGCCATTTTAAATCCTGCAGCTTTTACAAAAGTTCTCATTGAGACATCCTTTGCCTGTGCCATAAAATCAAATATTTCTTCTTTTTCATGCAGTGGCATATTAGTAGGCTCTAAGTGTGGTAAAAGTTTTTTCATTCTTTCCATAAGAGTTGCATCATCAGGATTAACATCGATTAGTATCGATCTAGATCTAATTGCTCCATCTGGATCTGCTTTATCTTTTGGTAAGTTTGAAATAAAAATCACGCGACCAGAAAATTCAAATGAATTAGGTACGATACCTGCTTCTTGTAAGTTAAACTCTTCTTCTGGGTCTACGTCTTTAGGATCATAAACTGCTTTAGTTTTCTTTAGGTATGAAATCTTTCTAACAGCCTTTGTATCTAAGGCAGCCTTCATTAAGTTTCTACCATTCTCATCTCTAAATACTGCATCACAATCATCAAATACTAAAGTACCATTTCTATATTGATAAAACTTTTTATACATCATTATTACCGATGCAGCACCTGATACTATTACATAATCATCTTCTTCTATAAGACCCTCATCTTTTAAGGCTCTCTCCACATTATAAGTTTTACCAGTACCTGCTCTACCAGAAATAAATAGAGAGTTAAATGCACCAGCACCAACTCTTCTAGATATTTGGTAAATATCATCCATAGTCTCTTCTAAGAATTTAACCTTATCGTTTACAGTAGCTTCATTAGCAGTCTCAACTGCAGGCTTTCCCTCTATTGAGTTTAGATTTCTTTTAAGTTTAACAAGAGCTCTATATGGAACTCCTAATTTTTCAGCAATTTTAGTAGCTGGCATTCCAGTAGACAATAGAACTTCTACTTCTTTTTTCTCTTTTGTAGTAAATGAATGTGATGATTTTTCTTCAATAACATCCATTGATTCTGCAACAGCTTCTACATAAGCGCTATCATTAATTAATAATGCAAATTCATGTAAAAGTTTAATGATTGGAAAATTATCTGATGTTAATTTAAAATCTACCTTTCCACTTGCGTGGTCATTACTATATTCTAAAGCTCCAACAATTCCAATTGCATTTCCAGTAGGCCCAACAACTCTAAACATAGAATCATCTTTGGCTGAATAGAATGCAACACCTTCCGTTGTTTCACCGTCTACTGTACTAATAACTATAAATGGAAATTTCCTATAGCCTCCTTTAGTTTTTTTATTAATAAAACTTGCAATAATATCTGCAGCTTTATCTAACTTTGGGTTGTAAAGGCCAACCGACTTTACGTTTTTAGCTTCATTTACAAATTGATCAAAATTAAAAAATTTCATTATTAAGTCTTTGTTTTTTATTATATATCATAGAATATGTTACTCTATATTTTCAATACTAAATTTAGAGAAACCATTCTCGCGGAATATTTGTATTTTCTTATCAAAAATCTCATGCGGTAGTACCGTATGGTTGATAACAAATGTATTTATCTTGTTTTCTTTGATAACTTGATTTAATATCTTTAGTATGTTGTAAACACCATCATGGTCTACAGAAGACAAGAGTTCATCTAAAAATAAAAGATTAAGTTGTGGAAATCTTAGCTTTAGTATTTTAATAATTGCAATGATAATAATAAAATCTGCTTTCTTACGTTCACCAGTAGAAAGAGTAAGTGGATTAATATCTTCACCTAAGTGATTAATAATACAGTCAAACTTTTCATCAAATCTAATATGGAATTGTAAATGCATGGTTGAAGCCATAGCAGCAATATTAGCATTAAGTCCTGGTAGAATAGTTTTAACTGCAAGATTCTTAACTCCATCTTCACCTAATACTTGTTCTACAATTTCCATAAAATTATAATCAGCATTTAGATTATCCTTCTCATTAGACTTAGTAGCCTCTTTAGTTTCAAACTCCGTGATTAAAGTTTTTAAATGGTCGAAGTTTTTATCATCAGGTGTATTTTTAAGTTTTAATAGCTCTGCCTTTAATTGGCCCATATTAATCTTATGTTCTCTGATATCTCCCTCTAAATCAAATTTTAATTCTCTTGCATCTGTTACCTTTTCTGATAAAACATCCATCTCAACTTTAAGAGATTTAATACTATCCATGTTTGTTTTGATATTTTCTTCAAATTCACACTTTTGATTTGTGTGCCATTCTGAATCTAATTTGGTCTCACATGTTGGACAGTGACCACTTTCATATAGAGCTAACTTTTTCTTTAAGTAGTCTATTTCTCTTTTAATATCTTTAGCATCAGAATGTTTATCATTATATTGTGAGTTAAATTTGTTCATCTCACTTTCATGATTCTTTCTTTCCGTATCTAACTTTTCAACATTACCCTTTAGTGATAATAAACCCTCTTTTAATTCTTCGATCTTAGATTTATTAGCAGTATTAGATTCTTCTAAGAGTGTGTTTAATTTACCACGAACTGATTTAATAGATTCTAAAAGCTGGTTAAGTTCAGATTCATAAGTATCAATATCCATTTTGACTTGCTTACGTTCTTCCTTAATCTGCCTTTGCATATCATTAAGAATAGAGAAACCAAACATCCTATCAATAATTTGTCTTTTGTCACTATTGTTCATAGTTAAAAAAGATTTAAAATCATTAATTGACAGAATAATAATATTTTTAAATACATGGTATGGTATCCCGAAAACTTCTTCTTCTAAATAGTCTTGTACTGATTTTTTACCAGCCTTATCAAATTCAATACCATTAATCATAACAGAAAACTTATTTGGCATAAGCCCTCTTTCAATATCGATTTTCATAGTACCGCATTGAATACCTATTTTAACAAGTAGATCTTTGTTAATTCTATTCGGAAGGTCAGAAAGCTTTACACCTTCTACTTTTCCATATAACCCATAAATAATTGCATTAGCAATAGTGGTTTTACCATCACCATTCTTACCTAACGTTAAAAACAACTCGGATTGATCTTGGTCAAATTCTAAGCGTTGTGTTTGATTTCCGTAAGATGCAAAGTTCTTAAATTCAATATAGTCTATTCTCATCTATCAGTATCGTAATTATATGCACATAAATTATACAGTTGTTGTAACTTAGCCTTAACCTTTTGTTTCATTTCCTCATCATCACCAATACCTTCAACATACATATTACAAAGATTAAGAATATTGTAATTCTTATACATTTCTTCTATTTCGTCTATGTCATGAAAATCTTTATCAATATAATTATCTTCTTGGTAAATGTTAGGTTCTAGCTTTCTACTAATATGTTGAATTTTATTAATAAGCTTTGAAAGAGCATTTGATGTTGCTATTTGACTAGGAACATAAAGATCTACAAAATTATTTTCTATCTGTGATTTAAACGATCCTAATGTAATATCAAACAGCTGTGTGATGTTATATTTTAAAAACTTAGGTGATATATGGTTTTCAAAGAAAGTCTCTGACATGTCCTCTAAGTCGACAAGGTCAAATCCTTTTGCATTATTAGAATCTGATCTAGTTAATTGATAAGGCACTCCGACCATTAATAGTTTACCACGTTCTTGTCTAAAGTGAATATGTCCACTATAAACTCTTGTATACTTATCGTAAATATTAGAATCAGTACCATGTTCATTCTTAACTTTAGCATTAAGGTAAATACCTCTTACTTCAGAATGACAAAATACTATATCTGCAGTTGGAAAGTCTGCTAAAGTTTCAGCTTCATGTTCTGCATCCCTTCTCCATGGCATCATTAAGATATTACGATTAGACCATTTCATTAATTTAGGCTCTTTGTAAATCTGTACATTTGGGATCCACTTAAGACTATCAATTGAAGTAATCTCATTACTTTTCTTGGCCCATATATCATGGTTACCACAAATAACATGAACTGGCAAGATCTCACCGAGTCTTTCAAAAAGATTTACAGCATAATTTAAAACCTTAATATTAATAGATTGCCTATTATCAAAGGTATCTCCTACTTGAACTAGAACATCCCCTGGTTTTACATTTTTTTTAAGCGTTGGTATAAATACGGTTTCAAAGAATTCTTTTTGAATATTAAGCCATTCTACTGAATTAGCCCTAACACCAAAATGTAAATCCCCTAATACCCAAACTCTATTTGCACCAGCGTTAATAGTTTTGGATTCGATCATTCTAAAATAATTTTTTAATGTTCTTTCTATCTAAAATTCCAGTACGGATATCTAGTTCTTGTATTAAGTCTTCTTTGTATACATTTGATAATGAACTATAAAATTTATCTGGCTTAATATCGAAATAAACACAGAGTTCACTAAATAAATCTATTCTACTATATTTAGCAATCATCTCATCTACAATAAATCCGTAAACTTCATTAATGTCTGCCTTTTTTAATTTAGTACATCTGCCTAAATCATCCACTTCATTAAATTTTTTAAATCTAGACTCTTCAATTAATTCATGGATCCACCTTGCTATCATTTCAAAGTGAATTCTTTCTTCTTCGTGTAATCCGTCATCTAATGAAGGATCTAAATCAAATTTTATAGTGCCGTTTAATTCAAAGTCTGGTGAGTCAAATGAATTATTAAATATTTTATCGTTTGCCATGTTTTTATTTTTTATTATATGCTGTGTAGGTTTGAGTTTGTAATATCATCCGTTTCGATTAAACGCATATAATTCCAATCAATATCTAATTTACACTTTGTGCCTTTACCTTCACCATCTCTAATCTTTAATAATTTAAGCCAATATTCTGCGTTAGCTCTCATTAAATCATCTTGAATAATACCTAACATAACATCTGCTGTATGTGAAAGACCTGCAGATTCTGCAATATCTGTCATTCCAATGTCAGATGAGTTATACCCATTTCTTGTGATTTGAGTTGCAGTAACAATTAACCAATTATTACGTATGCCCATTGCTCGAAGGTCTTCAGCAATTTGCTTAATTTTCATATAAGTGTTTTCTGTATTTTGATTTCTATAATTAGCTAAAATGTTAATATAGTCAATTACTACAGCTCCTACTTTAATTTGTCTTTCTTCTTCTATTTGACTAACATAAGCTTCAATATCTAATACAGTGGCTTGTGATGTTGGAAACTGTTTAACAAACAATTCACCTGGTGGTGTAAATCCATCGCCGACTGCTTCTAGTCTACGTTGTACATGTTCTTTATTTTTAGCCTTTTCAGCATAGTCATTAATATTAATACTAAGTAGATTAGAACCAATACGTTTTACAAACTTATGAGCAGCCATCTCTGCAGTAATAACTACAGTATTTGTACCCATTTTTACAAAGTTAGCAGCATCATTTGCTAAGTAAATAGACTTACCAATGTTTTGTTCACCAGCATATACAATTAAATTACCACCTTTATCATAACCACCTCCAAGTAATCTATCTAAGAAGTTATATCCAGTGCTTACCTTTTCAGATTCTTTCTGATCATGTGAGTCTACCTCAAAGAAGTTAAGACCTAGATCTGAATTAAATGTTAGATTGTTTCTATCATTTATTAGACCCTTAACTTTTTGTATAACTGAATCTGCATTTTCTGGAGTTACTTGTGTGGTTTTAATATACTCAATTGTATCAAATAGAGAAGTATCAAAAGTTCTCCACTTAATCCATGATTCTGCAGTACTAGTTAACCATTCCTCATCATACTGATCTAGATCTACTTGGAATAACATATCCAGTATATTATCAGTAACCTTATCTTTAGCTTTATTAGAATGGCTTACTAATAATTTAATTTGCTCTTGTGTTGGAGTCTCATTAAACTTAGTATAGAACTTATTAGCCAAGTGACTAAGCACATCAATCTCTTCGGACGTATAATATCCACTTTTAATTGCTTGTAGGTATTTAGGCTTTTGTAAAGAAAGTCTAAAGAATATTTTCTCAAAATCTTGTCCGAATTGCATATGTATTATTTTAAGGTTCTATGCTAAATGAACCACTTTGTTTACCAGTAGGTTCTATAGCCCAAAGGTTAATTGCAATAGCCTTTCTAATACCACTAGTAACATTACTTACTCTATGGTAATATTTACCAGCATCGAAAATAATCAATCTATTAGGCCTTGCATAGATTCTCTCTGGATCTTTATCTGGGCCATGTGAATAAATTTCTAGCATTCCACCTTCAAATAAGTCTTGTTCAGGATAGTAAACTGTGCCAATATCTGGTGTTGATAATTCGCCAGTAGCTTTCATTAATTCTTCATCTTTATCAATATGTAAATCAAGCTTATCATTAAAGCCATCATCTACCGAAGATTGAATACCAGTCCAGTACTCAAATCCTTGTATTGTAAATGTTTTAGTTATAGGACAATTTTCTGCCCAAATATATTCTATAAGTTCTTTTTTAACTGAGTTCGCTGGACTATTCCACCAGCCGTCCCACCAATAATACTGACCTGGATCGCTAAAAAAATTAGGGTCATTTTGGATCTTATCAAGAAGCGATCTGTCCTTTATAAAGTTATCTATTACTATTATCATTCGAACGGGTTTATTAAAATTTTATATGCTTCTTTACCTTCTTCTTCATTAGTTTGTTCTAATAGACCTAATTTTTTTAAGTCTTCTAAAGATTCTAATAAATGTGGTTGTTCTATTTCAGGGAATCTATATGTCTTTAAAGCATGAAGTGTGAAGCTACCCTTATATCTGTCAGGGCTACGCTCACACATTCTTACTTCATTATAGACAATATCAAATCCAGTTGGATATCCTGGAAGATCTTTTTCTATGCCGAGAATATACTTTATTGGAGTATTATCCTCATTAATCTTCATCTGTTGCGCCCATTAATTCGTCAACATTAAGCTCTGTACTTGTATTATAGTTAAATAAGTCATAAACTTTTTTGTCGATTTTTTCTAGAATTTCTTGTGTAAATACCTTTTCACTAAAGAATTCTTTATTTGATACAACTTCATCTATGTGTTTACAAATCCAGCCCCTTGCTGTTGCCTTTGGAATTTTAACACCCTTTTCAATACTACCTCTAGTAATACCAATATCTTCCCAGTCAATATACTGTTCTAATCCAACATACTTGTTCATACCTTCACTAAAGTGCAAGTGGAATTTAATAGGGTGTGGTTTTGCAAATCTATTTTTATTTGGTTTTGCATTTACAATAATACCAGCCTTTTCTCCACCTTCTTTAAGTTGTGCTTTACCTAAGAATAAAACAATTGATGCTGCATATTCTGGCCCAGTTCCACCACCAGCAACTTGTCTTGAAATAAAATCTTGAGTCTGGTATGTATGGTTAGTAAATAAGAATGGAATTTTTAAATCAGCTAATGGCGTCATAATAATTCTAAAGATAGACTTTAAGATTTTAGAACGTGTCATATCTGATTTTTCAGATCCAGTTCTTGCATCATCAATCTCCTTTGCAGTTGCTAAGTTACCAGCAGAATCTAAGATAATCATAACCTTAGGTACTTCACCACCAGCTCTTTTTACATCTTGCATCTTTCCAGTAATGGTTGTTACAGAAGTTCTAAACTCTTGTACAGTATTAATTGGTTGATAATTTACCTTAGTAGTATCAATACCAAACTTCTCCATTAGAGTTTTATCAACTGCTGCTTCAGAATCATAAAAGATAACACTATATCCCATGTCAATTGCTCTCTTGACAGAGTTTAGGATTAAATAAGTTTTTCCAGTTCCAGAAGGTCCAGCAATCGAACAAGATCTATTGTTAGGCCATCCACCAAAAAGTGAACCACTAACACATGCATTCAAATGATAATTACCAGTGTCAATCCACTCTGTAACCTCACTAAATGTTGATTGATCCATTACAGATCCTAATGGGTTTAAATTAGCTAGTTCTGCGTTAATATCGTCAAAACTAAATTGTTTTTTTGTTTTTGCCATAATATTGTATGATTATTTTTCAAAAAGTTTCTCTTCTTCAATTCTTAAAGCTTCCAACTCTGCTAAAAGCTTATTAGCCTCTTCTTTTAATTCGGCTATATTATTCTCTATAACAGACAATTTCACATAAAGAGTTTTATATTTCTCTATATGTGCTGCCTGTTCTGGTGTCATATTAATATCCATATCTTATTCTGGAAATTCTATTTTAAATTGATTAGGATCTGGCTGATCAGCCTCTTCTATTTTCCATATCAAACTTCTAACTTGTTCTCCAAATTCCATATTATTAGGAAGTTCATTATGAAGAGATTTAATTGTTTCGTAAAATGTTGGTGTTGTCATAATTATTTTTATTTTAAAATAGTGCCGAAGCATAGATTAAGTTTGTATCTAGTGTTTGTAAGCCACACGCTACAAGAACTCTATTAAGAGGATCTATCATTGACTTTTCAAATTGAGTATCATAGTCAACTTGTGGTGCAAACTCATAAGGGTGGTCTCCAGGCATATAAGCGTAAACTTCACTAATTGGACTTTTACAATTATAAATCTTAAGCTTTTCACCATTACCGATTACTTTATACTTTGTTTTATATTTTGCATTAGTATTTAATAAGTAATTATAATATCCTGCGGCCTTTACATTTGCTGGACATTTTAGACCTACTTGTAATTCAATTTGGTCATCTACAATATACTTTTCAATATTATTAGTTCTACGATTAAAACTAATATCGTCTATATTTGCCATTTGAAACTCTTTCTTAGTCTCTTTCATAAAATTAACTAGAGTTTGCAGATCTTCTGCAGTTGGAGAACTCCCTCGAGTAAATATAATTTTAAGAGCTTCTACAAGTTTTTCTCTAACAAATTTAGGTGTTGAAGATTGAATTGTATCAAAGCCGATAGTCTTAACCTTCTTAAGTGGTTTATGTCTATCTGTTACTTCTAATTTATCATCCCACGCAAGATTCTGAATATACTTTTTCTTTGCTAACCAGATTCCATTATAAGCTAATGATTCTAGTTCAAACATTAAGTAATTATCAGTGTTTCTAGCATCTGCATATTTTTCCATACACTTAGTAATATAATCCCTAAGTCTAAATGCATAAAGCTCTAATATAAAAACGTCAATTGCGACCTTTTTATCTTCATCTGGCCATACAATAGATTCATATAAATCTTGGAATTGAATATAGCAAGAATCAGTATCAATGTAAATTACTGCAGGTTTTTCAATCTTACCTTTAACTTTAAATCCAAAATGCTCGTGAACTTTTGTATCTTTATGCCAGAACTCATTTACATATTTGTTTAATATGTCTTCTGAATAAAGAATAGCATTTTTACTCTGCTTAGTAATAGACTCTGCAATATTAATATCAAAAAAGTGAAACCATTTATTTCCAAATGCACCATAGATAGAGTTAAGTGTTAACTTAACCGCTTGTTCATACGCAGTATACTTAGCCGAAAGCTGCTCATAATGATTTATGAGCAGCCCAGCTTCAGTTTGTGAAAGTTGATCTATTGGTTTATTTTCTAATTCTTTGATATCCATTAATTACGCAGTTTGGCAAGTTGATATTGTTAATAATGTATCTGAGTTGTTTGATTGGAATACAACTTTAGAGTCAGAAACATATACCGTTTGCTCTTCGCGATCTAATAGATTTAAGTACTTTTTATAAACTGTTACTTTACCAGTTCCATTTGCCGCAGGATTAACTACAACTTTAAATGATTTACCATCTACATTTACACCAGCAACATCTGATTTAATGTTAAATGTTTCTTCTTTATCTAAAGAGAATAGGTTCTTTACTTTGCCTAACATGTGAGTGTCTAATGCAAAATCAAACTTACCATTATCTCTAGCAAATATTGCTTCAACTTGTGCTTCAGTAAGATCTTTAAATCCTAATGTCGGCTCTGAACAAGATAATGTAATTTCTAATTCGTCATTAAAAATACGGAATGTAGATGCAACTAAGTCTTCATCATTCTCAATAAATTCAATTTCACCTTTAATAGCATCATGATCAAAGTGCTTAATAGCATCAATAACTTTGTTACCTTCAAAGAATGCAATTTTCATTTCTTTATCTGTATCAGGCCATTCGCTGATTTGGAAGATTTCAGAAACGTCTACGCTGTGGCTTTTTACAGCATCACGTTGTGGTAAATAAACTACAGATTTTACTCTGCCCTCGGATACTTTCATATAGATGAAAGAGTCAATTAGCTTGACACGGTTTATAAACTCTGTCAATGCATGTTGGTCAATACGATCAATTTTTAACTTCATGTTTTTTGTTTTTTTAAATATAGTTATTATATGTGTAGAACTAGATTAGTTTCACTAAGTTTAGAGCAAAAAAAGGGCAGAGATAGTAGCGAACTTTTCTCTGCCCAAGCCGTTAACTAAAACGGTCCTAAAATCCGATCGTATTTCAGATCGGCGTTCTATTATCCATCACATGATAAACAGTCTGGATCTGTTGCGGCCATTGCGATATCGCCTCTTAGTACAGATTCTGTTCTCATATAATAGAGTGTTTTAACTCCTTGTTTATAAGCTTCTAAATGAACTTGATTAATAAATTTAGGCGTAGCTTCAGAAGGGAATGCTAAATTTAAACTTACAGATTGGTCAACATATTGTTGCCTAACACCTGCTTGTTTTACAAGCTCTAATTGATTTACTTCTTTAAAGGTTTTAAATATATTTTTTAAAGACGTATAATCTCCTTTATCCATATCCGGAATTCTATCAAAAGCTTTTAACTTTAATGGTTTATTATCTTTTGAAATAGGCTCTCCAATTCTAACTTTATATTCATCAATAAAATCAAGCCCTAAAATACTACCACCATCTGCTAGGATTTGATCCCAAACAGGTTTAGTATTCTTACCAATTAAATCTAGAGCTGCTTCTAACGTTGGGTTCTTTCTAATAAAAGTACCCTTTGCTGTTTGTTCTGTAAACACGTTAGCAGCCCAAGGCTCAATCCCTGCAGATACATTACCGGCAAGTTTTGAGTTGCTTACAGTTGGTGCCACAGCTCTGAGGTGAGTGTTTCTCATTCCAGTTCCTACGCACCATAAAGGCTCTCCCATTTCTAAAGCCATATCTCTAGAAGCCTTTTCACTTTCAGTCTTTAATTGGCTAAAAATCTTTCTAGTCTCGAATTGAGCAGTTAAGCCCTCAAAAGGAATATTGTTATTCTGTAAGTAAGTATGCCATCCAAGAACTCCAAGTCCTAATGCTCTACCTTTTTCTGCAGATCTTACTGAATTCTCAAAGCCTCTCATAAATTTAGCCTTTTGGATAAATTCGCTTAAGACTCCATCAAGAAACCAAGTTGCGGTATAGACTAAATCAGTATCTTTCCATTCTTTATATCTTGCTAAGTTAACAGAAGATAAACAACAAACGAATGAATGTGATTCATCTGTATGTAACGTAATTTCAGAACAGATGTTAGTCATATAGACTTTTAATCCGTTTTGCTTATAAGCATCTGGATTTGCTCTGTTGACATTACCCTTAAACATTATATAAGGCTCTCCGGTAGATCTACGTTTTCTAAGTACTGCGGCCCATCTTTTTCTAGACTCTTTATCGCCAGCTTCTACTTTTTGCATAAAGCCATCCGGAACTACAACACATTGATGCATATTAAGAGATTGTCTATTTACATCTCCTTTAGGCTCTCTAATTTCTAGCCATTCCCAGAAATCATCATGTTCAATATCAATATTAACTGACGCAGCTCCACGTCTGACAGACCCTTGGTTAGTAGCAAGGATTGTAGAGTCATATATTTTACAGAACGGTACGACTCCGTCGCTTGTTCCATTACCTGTAATTTTTGCACCTGCTGGTCTAATTTGATTTATTCCAATCCCAACGCCACCACCATGCTTAGCAAGCAACATCATTTCTAGATTTTTTTCACCTATATCGTGAATTGAATCTGCAACATCAATACCAAAACAAGAAATAGGAAGTCCTCTTTCTAATCCAGTGTTTGATAGTACAGGAGAGGCTAGGTTTAACCAACCTTTCCATATATAATCAAAAAACTTGCTTGCCATTTCTGGTTTTTCAAGTCTTTTTGCAACTGTAGTTGCAACTCTCCAATATGCATCTTTAGGTGTTTCACCATCTATAAGATATCCATTGCTTATTGTTTTAACGTAAATTTCTGTATTTGCCCAAGTTGGAAAGTCAACTCCTAACTCCCAGCCTAGGTCTTCTCCGTAGTTTATTTCTTTTTCTGTCATATTATTTTATTAATCGAATAAATCGTCCTCATCCCAGTTTTCGTCTTCGCCGGCTTTAGCATAATCAGTAGGTCTGATTGCAAAAAAGTCCGTATGTGTATGTCCTCCAGTTAAATGATAGAACCAATCTAACTCTGCTGCCATATCTTCATTAAATTTAAATTCAGATTCATAGCCTAATTCTATTAGTTTTTCATTAGTTCTTTTAGTAATAAAGTGTTTTAAGTTTTCAGCTTTCATATTATCTAAATCGCCCATCTCAAACATTTTATCAATAAACTTATGTTCCATTTGGCGCATCATATCTGCTGCTTGTAATACATCTTGGTAAACCTCTTGTTTCAATTCTGGATACTCTGTGCACATATGTCTAAATAATTGGCAACCCATTTTAGAGTGAAGTGATTCATCTCTAACTGACCATTTCATTTGCTGCCCAATTCCTTTAAGTAAGTTTCTCATTTGGAATGAGTATAAAACTGCAAACGAACTATAGAGACTTACTCCTTCTGCAAAAGCAGAAAAAATTGCTAAAGATCTTGCAACCTCTTTTCTTGCTATTGGATTTTCAGCTAAATCTTGGTGTGTATAATTTGCAGAAGTTGAAGTTAGTAGCTCAAACTTTTCTGCAATTGCCGGTTCATGTAAGAACGCAGCAAAATCTTCTAGGCCTAATGTTTCATTTAAGTAAGAATAAGCTGTTGCATGGATAGTTTCTTGAGAGCCGAACATCATTGCCATCTGTTTGATTTCATGTTTCGGGAACCATGTTGTTACATATTGTGTCCAATAATCAGAAACTGCACATTCTGTTTGTGCAAAACCTAAAAGTATATTACCTACAATATTTTTTTCTGATTCTGTTAACTTTTCATTCCAATCTTTAACATCTCCTTGCATGGAAATTTCAGTATGTAACCAAAATGCTTGTGCTTGTTTAAGCCAACCTTCGGTGTAGTACTCTGGGTACTCAAATGGCTTATATTCTATTCTTTCTTTAAATAATGACATATTTGCTAATGATTTTTTTAATATTCAGTTAAGGCTAAAAAGGGTCTGCTTTTAGGTAGACCCACTTTAATCGATAACATAAGTTGTTTAATAAAATTACTAGCAGCGCTGCTTAGTGTTTTATATATCTTCATGCTGCTGGTAATTTTTAAATTTATACTTTAAATTTTTTTTTCAATTCGTGGGCTTTTTCATAATAAGTATAAGAGGTCTTCTTATATTCTTTACGTTGTCCATATAGATCGCTTAGGATCAATTTTAACATTGAATCTTCTTTTTTGTAGACAGCTCCGTTTTCACAAACAATAATATCTTTTTCTTTTCTTTTTTGTATAACTTCCATTTCTGGAATCATTTCTACAAAAGAATCTGGAGAGATATTAAACTGTCTCATGACTGATGGATATAGAGAAGCAAAATCAAATGCGCTTACTCCTGAATAATATCCGACTATTGGTTGCTTAACAAAAGCGCCCTCGTATTTGGTATCTTTTTTAGTTTCGCGGTCCCACTCCACTGCAATTTTTTTATTGTCAGCTGCTAATTTTCTAGCGATTAAAGATTCTGTAACTGCAACCGGGGAGGCTGCTTTATATAGAGGCATTCTTGTAATTGTTGCTAAAGTCAATAGAACTTCCATTGATCTTAGCTTTTCATCTATATAATATACAAGACATGAATCTACTACATTATAATAAATATACTTCTGAAAATTGTTTTCATACAATTCCTGTAAACCACCGGTATATTTAATTTTGGCAACATCAAGTACTGCGTCGGAAACAAAATCAAGTGAATTAGATTCTTTAACAGCAACCGATCTATCGTACTTATCATAGAGCTGCATGTAATCTAAAATACCCATATGTAAAGGTCGACTATCTTTTTTATCTAAAGAGCCAGTAATGGCTACTTCGGTTAAATCGATTTGAAGGCGTTTACATCTATTAACTATATATTGCCAATCATAATTAATGAAATTCCAGCCGGTCATCATAGGAAACTTAGGTAAAAACTTATGCAAGAATGTATATAACATATTATACTCATCCTTAAACTTGTAATAAGAGAATTCCCAATCTTGGTCATAATCTTTAAAATGCGCATTTGTATCGTCTTCGATCTTTTTGATTTCAGCTGGAGACATATCCTTTAGTCCAAGAACAATAGCCTTACGTTCTGGTGTGATAATAGAAAACGATAGGATTCTAGATTTAGCTTCTTCTGGTTTTGGAAAACCATCTACAATTTCTGTTTCAATATCCACAAAATAAGTACGTGGCATATTAAACTCATAAATTTCTTCTTTGTCTTTTTCTGGCAGACTATCCATAAAATAAAGTAGACTAAACTTATTAAATGATTTAGAAATACTACGTTTTATAGAACGGCCATCCCAGTTTTTAAAGTTTTGATCTCGCCACTTATCACTATCTTCTGCAATAGTCCAGTTTTGGAATTTGTCTACAGGGTATCTTTTAAATGAAACCTTACCCTCTTTGTTATAATAAGATACGATAAGCTCGCGCTCGGTTTGTTCTATATCTAATAACATTAATAGCCTCTTTTTTGACGTTGAACATTCTCTTCTGCTTTTGCAAAATAGTAATTGTAAGCGGTCTTTGCGTCAAGGCCTATGGACGCGGCATAATTAATAAAGAAGTGTAGAATATCTACCCATTCCATATATAGTTCTTTTTTATCATCTTCAGATAGATCAGAAACTTTCTTGTTATCAAATGTTGAGAAGTCTTTCTTCCAGTATTTCCATACTGCATTTCCACTTCCGTCTTTAATTCCACCAAGAGCATCTGTCATTTCGTGAATTTCATCAATTACAGCATGAGTATTACAGTGCCAGAAATTCATTACATCTCGTAATGACATTTCTTCAAAGTTAAAACCATAGGTTTTTTCTTGCATGTTTTTCTGATGAGACATAATGTCTTCTAAGTGTGTTGTTGATTCTGAGTAGAAGTCTTTTACTTCTAAGTCTTTACATTCGTTGTCTATGTTCGCCATGTGATTTTTTTTATAATTGTTTTATAGATAGTATTCCATTAGTTTCAATACTAGTCCCACCATTTTTGAATATTATGTTCTATTAAATCCCAAGCCAGTTTATGGGCTCTTCTTTGTTTTGCTCGAGAAATGAGTAATTCTGCATGTCTTTCTTCAGCTATCATTAGCAGTTCTGAGTCTGTATAATTATATTCGTATTCTTCAACCATTTCATGATATGGATTACCTTTTTTGTCGGTTTCTTTAGATTTTACAAATCTAAAATCAGAAGGGCCATATTTTTCTTCAATAATATCCGTATATTCCATGGCATAATCTTCTTCATAAACTTTTTCTAACAACTCAACTACAGTTCTAATTCTTTTAGCATCAGAAAGAGCCGTAGTATGTCTATTCTTTTTTTCAATATAATCTGCAGTTCTAGAAAGCTGATATATAAATAGATCAACAGCGTATCTATAATCAAAATCTGCACCAGTCCATATTAATGGAAAGAATTCAAATATTCTTTTTATTTGTCTGTATTTTCTTTTTATATACCGCATTAAATATCCATTGTTTTAACTTCACCCCATTCTCTTTCCGAGTCCATATTTATTTTTGTATCTAATAGCTCTGGTTTAGGATCTCCACCTACATTCCAGAACCAAGAACCTGGACTTCCATGCTTAACCATAAATTCCCATGCCTTAGCATCATAATTAAGAGCTGATGGAAACGGTGGTATATTATCTGGGTGTACATTTTGAGTAAATGCCTTTGGATGAGACCATAGTTTTGCCCTACCTCTCTCTCCAGTTTTAATATTTCTAGAGACTGCAACTGCATTAAAATTAGCATCTGGCCAGGCTATTTGTAAAGATCTAGATAGAACGCCAGTAGATATTGCTGACCATACTTCTTCCGGATATCCATGTTTCTCTGCAAGATCATATGCAACCTTGACAGCAGCCGCTGTAACAAGCTCATGGCGAAGTCCAAGTGGAATAAATGTTGCATTATTTTCTTGGGCCCATTTTTTAGCATGTGCATTTAATACTGGCATTGCAGCAATTCTTTTAAATTTAAGTTCAGCACCACGTTCAGCACAAATAGCCTGATGATCTGAAATCTCTTTTTGACTTGGGCAAAATAGAACTAATTTTTTATTATATTTTTTTGCTAGGTATCCGAGTGAAATACCAGCGAAACCATATCTTGGTTGTACATATACCAAAGTATCTGTTGGTGCTTTTTGAACTAAAATATCTCCAAACCTACATTTAGATCCAAAGCCCATCATATCTTCCCTAACAACTTTAAAGCCATCATGGTCTATTAACTGTGGTGACTCAAAAGGATCTTCCCAATCACCTGCTAAATCTAACCATGCCTGTCTATTTGGCATCATTAGATTTAAATCCTGGTTCATTAAACTTTTTGTGTGGTTATTATGTGCCATATAATTCTTTTACTTTTTGTTTGTATTCTTCTACGCTTGTACTAGCTGCTTTTAGGACTTTATCATCTGATGGAAATGAAGTCATACCATTAAATGTTTCTAATAAGCCTAAGTCTAACATAGCCTTCTGTCTTCCAAATGGATGGTCTTTAATAGTTGAGGAATTCCATAGAGTGTCCATATTAATATGTGAATAATCTGCACCCGGCCTTAGATAGTTTTCAATCCATCTAATAAAGTCACAAGCTACATCCTCAGCATTATAAGGTAGACTACCAGTATCTTCATAGATCTTAGTCATAACTGCATCCAAGAACTCTTCAGACTTCTTACCTTTCTTTTCTACAGGATCTGCAAGATAACCAATACACTCTACTGCGTTAGTACCATAATAGAACATTGATTCTCTGTTGATATATTCTGGATACCAGTCAGCCACGTCCGCAATAACTGCAGCATACTGAAATCTATAAGCTCTTAATCCATTTGCAGCATTCCAATCAAACATCCACTGACCAAGCTCTCTTAAATCCTTCTTACCACCTTCTCTTAAGAAGTTTGCCATATCTCTGGCCATTCTTGGTGCAAACTCACATAAGAAATAATCGCCACCTTTTTTATAAACATATTCTGGTTCTGTAAAACTTTCCATTCCTACAAATGAATCCTCATTCCCGGAGGGTTTTGGTGGCTTAGGAAATGCTGGAAACTGATAACCAACTGAAGTGTAAAATGAAGTTGGGTGATGTTTTACCTTTTCACACATATCTTCAATAGACTCACAATCATGTAAATCAAATAAGATTGTGTTATGGTATCCGGATGGTTTAGTTGCATAATTAATTGCAGAGCCACAAACTCTATGGAGAATAAAAATATAGAGCCATTCTTCTAATCCAAAAACTTCTTGTCTTCCAGTCCAATTCTTTGCAACCTCTTCTCTTTGAGGGTAAATTTTACCAGCTTGCATGTGTTGCCAATATGGATGTTTATCTGTCCAACCATAAAAACAATCATTTATGATCTGACTAAAACCGGCATACTTACGCTCGACAACATCATATAATTGAATCTGTTCCATAAGAGGATCTTGCATGCCACTCTCATCATGTGGAGTCATACCAAGGTTTGAAAGCTCTTGTTGCTTTTTAGCAAGAGCAAAATACCTTAAAAACTCATCGTAATATTTTGTTGTAGTTATCTGCATTAATCTTTAATTAATTCCCATGTTAATGCATCTCTATTTCTTTGATACTGATCCATAGACCAATTAAGATCTGCTGTTGTTATCTCTAAAATATAGCTTGCCTCTGGTGCATTATGCGGTGTAATTCTAATTCTGTAGTCTATTGCTTTCATATTTAAAATAGCGCTGTTTGAATAGTTGCGACTTCTAATTTTTTATTAGGTTCATTGTTAATTAAATCCCATCTGTAGAATTCTCTAGCTAAGTGGACTGATTTAGGTTTTTCCATAACATCAAAGCTTAATTCTCCTAGAGCATTATTATATGCATCTGAATGTTGCCATGTAGACCAACCATTACGATCACACATTGAAACTATCATCTCATTCATAAGATTTACCAGATTAGTTCTCTCTTGCCAAGAGCCAGCGAATGGTGTTCCTTTATAATAACCAGTCTTTGGTAGCTTGCGAGATTCATTCTCAATAGGCAATGCTTGTATAACTTCTATAGTTTTTATACCTGAATCAATAAGCGCTTGCTCATATTGAGCCATCATCTTAGTTAGGGCCGCACTGGGATCTGACTGTCGCATTAAATGATGTCTTATGTCGATATTACCAAGGTAGATCCTAAGCTCAGTGGTCCATGGATAAACATACTCTGCGAGTCCACGTTTTAGGGTTCCAAAAAGAGTTAGACCATCATTGCGGTTTACCATATACCCAGGAGTATACATACTAAAAGAATGGCTATCACCAAAACAAAGTTTATCTGTTTTTTCAATATGATCTACTCTATGAATAAAGTCACTGCAAATTTTAGTAGCCATTTCTATTTTATCTTCTAGAGTTTTAAATAGATCAGATCCAGTCTTAAGTCTTTTAGTTATAAGCTCACCAATATCTGGCATATCGTGGTGCATGCTGTACATTCTTACTCCACAGAATAATCTATTTAATTGGTGATACAAGTCATCATTAGCGCCGCCGAAAATATTAAAGGTGCCTTTAAATTCCATACCATGATCTAGTATGATTCTGTCATATTTAGTCCAGTCTTCACTAACGCTAGTTATTACTGTTACATCTTTATATCCAGCACTTCTTAATTGGTTTGCAAGCATAAAGGGCCAAGCACTTTTATGAGAGCTTAGCTTATCTGAAAACTTACCAACTAAAATTGCAATTCCAATCTTAATGTCGGTATGTGGTTCTAGTTCTGTGAAATATTTAAAGTTCTGCATCTGTTGTATTGATTGGTTTTTCAGTTTCACCATAACCATACTTCTTAATGTAGTTATCAAGGCCGCCGATATATGCTACTGCATCAAGAAGGTTATCTTCTTTATAATTATAAGAATGTCTACTTAATTTAAGTGCGACTAATGCTGCGTACATATCAGCTCCAGTAAACTCTTTACCGGTCATTCCGCCACAAATCATTGCAGCTCGACGCATACCCTCTTCAAAAGGGCCGTACATGCGTTCTTTTTCTTCTGATCGATGATTAATAATCTTATCTGCTTCGTTTAATATATTCATGTGATTTACTTTAGTATTATATGTAAAAAGGCTAGATTGTTTAGATATTTATGTATAAAAAAAGGCCAGTCTTTCGACTGGCCCTTAGGGAAGTAGAGTTTCAGATCTTAATTCAATAAGGCTCCAACTTGTGCTCTAGGATCTAGTTGGTTTGTTTTGAATGGGTTTGGAACTTGATTTCCAAGGTTCCAAGATTTACCCAACATATTACCAGACTTAATCATTAGTTCAGTAGAGTCTTTGTCAGTCATTGCAAACGCAAGTTGTTCTGGGGCATGTGTTGCCACGTGAGTCATTCCGTTTACAAGCGACCAAATTGATTGGTTTGTATGTGCATTCTTTAATTCATCTGTTGTGAATTCTGCAGGATTTTGATTGTTCTTAATATATGCTGAGCGATTTTCAGCAAGTGGGATCCAATTATCAGCAGCATCTCCAACGTGACGTTTAATTGTATTATGAGCTCTTTGCATTTCGTATAAAGATGCTGGAGTTTTCATTGCATTATTTACAGTGTTTGCAAACTCAGTAGGAACAAACCCAGTCTTACGTAAATCAGACATATGTTGGAAAAACTTCTCCATTGAATCTTTACTTAAATTATTAAGAGTATAAGATTCTTGTGCCATTGGAGTAGAAAGTCCATTTGAACACCATAGTCGATTAATATAAGGCATTACTTGAATACCATTGCTTGGGCTATTTGTTAATGTTAGACCAGCCTTAAATACTTCGTCTGCAACTCCAAATTCAGCCTTAGGATTATAAGCATTAATAGTTACAAGGCCTTTATTAGCATCTACACCCCAATTTGTAACTTCAAATCCGTGTTGATCGATAATTTGATCTGCAAGATTCATAAAGCGAGAGTGACTAATAAGTCCGGTTGCTGTTTTTGAAAAACCCAATACTTTTTTAGTAGTAGGTGATACGATCAATGTAATCTCGTTTAATTGAGATGCCATTGCGTTTTTCATTTGATTAACAAACGATGCTTTAGCTTCAGGAGAGAAAAGAGTATCAAACTTTTTAGCAAATGTTTGGCTCATTCCAATTAGTTTAATTAGACCCTTAAATGCATCTTTAGTAATCTCTAGGCGTTTACCTTGGATTTCAATAGTTGTATCGTTAACAAGAGTAATCTCTCTAACTGCAATAGTTTTACGAATTGCTTGTGAGTTTAAAGTTTCCGCTTTACGGCTTTCAATTACTGAATTAGATAATGTTGTTACTGTTGGCATATAATTTATTTTTAATTTATAGTGAATAGTTTGTTAATTGTTTCAAGATTATGCGAACTTTTTCGCTGATTCCTTTTGAAGTAATTTAAGAAATTTATCGGAATCTAACTTAGTTGGCTCTGACCATTGTATCTCATGATCTATATATTCGAATGCTTCGTAGTCATTAGACTCTGTCTCTAGCATTTGATTAAAGACTGCAACGCAACTTTCCTCTTCATAAAGAAGAAAATCAGCATCCATCTCAACTGAGAATTGAAAGCCACCTTTCATTTTCCAATGCTGTGGACATTGGCCCTTTCCATCCCAATCATGGGCTCCATAGTTCTCTTTGTATTGACAATTGATAATAACTTTACTTTTCATAATTTGTGTTGTTTAAGTGTTGATGTTTAATTACAGTACTAATATAATAAAAAAGATTGACATAAAAAAACTTTTTGGCAATTATTTTGCTAAAAGTTATTAACATTCTTTATTTTTACCTTTATGCTTATCTTTTCGTGTGTATTGCTTTTTACTCTTATGGACATTACCACGCATTGCTTGCCATATCTCTTGTATGGTAAACTGTGTTTTTTCTAGTTTTTTATTCTTGTCCATTGTATTTGTGCTTTAATTACAGTACTAATATAATAAAAAAGCCTGAGACTAAAAAATCTCAGGCCAATTATTTTGTTAAAGTTATTAACAATTATCCAAACTTTTTAATTGTCTTTATTAATTCATCTAAAGATTTACCAACATGTTCACCAAAATCTGCATGAAGATCTTCATCAGCATCTAAAGGCTGCATATCTCTCCACTCTGTATATTTAGAAACAAACAATTCTGATGCATCCACTATTTTCTTAATATCGGATTTTGCATAGTCCTTTCCATAGTAACTATTAGGATCTACATCCTGTCTTGCTGTTTCGTCAGTAAAAGGATTTTTAATATCAATACCATCATAATCAAAATTAAAAGCCTCAAATGATTTTAAATGCTTCATTCTTTTCTTTTTCTTATACTCTTCTTCTGCGTCACCTCTACCTGCTGGAACATCACCAGAACCTACGCCACCATCCATTGGTAATACAACTGGTCCCATTCCGCCAATTACAGCTGGAGTTATATTTTCATTGATATCTTCTCCGTCCCAATCCCATTTAATACCTTTACCGGTAGTACCTCTACCTAAGTAACCATACATGCCTCTTGAGAATCCATCAAAGAATATAGCAGCACTATATTCCCCTTCTTCTTCAACATACTCTCTTGCTTCAGCATCTTCCATTGCTTGTACATAAACATCACCTTCTTCTTGTGAAAATAAGATTCCTTTTTTAAAGTCTAGAGAATCTCCTTGATACCATTCTTCGCCGTCAGCCTCTTCATCATTCATTGGTTCGTCGAACATGTCGAATTGAGGTAATTGTGAGATTCCATATTCTAGAGCCTCTTTTTCTGTTTTAAAAAAATGACACTGCGCATAGTCTGGAGTGTTTTCTGTTACGTAAAATATTTTAGCCATTTTAGTTTTATTTTATTTAAAATTATTAGAATCTGGGTCTGTAAAAAAGCCTATTAATTTAGCTTCAATTTCTTCCCACGATTGTTCTGTAGATATGCCCCAATACCATTCTGAACGGTTTTGACGCTCTACGTCTGCTTTACTTTTTAATTTATTACCATCCATCATTCTGAACCCAGGTAATTCATCTTTATTTGTACGTGGTGTTTTTATATTTATTTCACATGTGAAACCACTCTTTACACCAAAGTTTACTATAGATAATTTATCTTTTTTACCATCATATGCAAGCTTTACAAATGCGGTACCACATAATTGCCTAGAAGATCTTCCTGGGTATTCACCAATAATAACATCAAATTCCTTTCCTAAACCGGAATCTCCCATGTCAGAAGTATCTACACCCTTTAGCATTTTTACAAGATCATCATACGATTCAGGGCCTGGTCCTAATTCACGAATCCATGCTCTTGAAATTATAAGTTCAGGTTTAAAGTTACCAACCTTTAGTTTTAGTATATCATCTACTGATTTTGCTTTCATGATTTTAGAAGCGTTCTTCCATAACCATCTATAAGTATCACCATACCAAATTCTATCAGCTGAATCTTTCCATGCCGCTATCTTTTTAGATTGCGTAGTGGTAAGTTTATTATCACCGGCAGCCTCAAGCATAAACTTTTCAAATAAGTGTACCCTTCTCATAATAATTTAATTACATTTATTACCAAGCGTAATCGAAGCTTTTAATTTTAGATATTTGATCTTTAATTGTTTTAGCGTAGTTTTTAGATTCTCTTTCGTAATAAGATTCAGCTTGTCCGTATCTTTCTTCAGATTCTTCACCTTGTCTAATATAATCACAATACCTTGAATAATTATCTAGAATATTTGACATATGATTAGAAGCATCTCTTAATTTAGCTTCTCTACCTTTTGAATTTTCGCCAATTTTAATTTCGTCATATCTAGTCTTATCACCTTTAGCTAAACCTTCTTTAATTTGATTTGCTAATTGGTCAATAGCATCTGCAACCATTTTATCAATTGGTAATGATGCAGCCTTAGTTGCTAATATTTGATTGTACCTATTCTTATTCTCAGTTTTAAAATCTTCATCTGATTTAAACGCAATTGCACCAGATTTAGCAGCTGCTCTTGCACTTCTTAATTGTTCCGTAGAATACTTTTGTCTAATTAGGTCTAAATTTACAATAATAACTCTATCAGAAACTTCTGCAATTCTTTTACCATTACTTAAACCAGAAGCATCCCAGCCTCTATATTTCTTATTTACGCCAATTTGATCAGCAGAACCTTTTTTACCATCTTTTCTCCAAGTTCTATTCTTAGAATATCTAGACCAATCATTTGAGTAAAAATTTCTATCACCGGACATTGCCGCTAATAAAGTACCACCGCCCGGTACCATCTTCATCGCTGAGTATGAAGCGTCGGATGGTGTATATGGATTCTCTTTTTCATTATCTGAAATAAAGAAAATAATATTTGAAGAGCCACCGTGGTTTTTAAATGCCTTTTGTGGTTCATTACTTACAATAAAGTCTTCATCTTGAATTTTATCTAATGCAACTTTAGTCGCCTGGTAAAATCCACCTGCTAAATCAGCTAAGTTTTTTCTTGCAAATTTACCTTCTCTACCACTCTGTAGAATATTAGATAGGATTGCACTAGAAATTTTTTCATTTAAAATTCCATTAGATGCAGTAAAATCTGCAAAAGATTCATATAAAAATATATTTTCCATGTTTGTATTTTCTTGTAATTTTTTAGCAGCTAAATCCTTATCTTTTTTAGAAACATTATCTAGGTAAGATCCGTCTCCCCAGAATTTAACAACTAATTCAGTTTGAGTAGTTGAATGCATTCCTGGTTTGTAAACTGCAATATCTCTTAGTTTTTTATTAGAATCAATAGTTTTGTACATAAAGTCTAGTGCTTGCTTCTCGCTTTTAAATTTCTTTAATCCGGAAACACCGTCACTATAGATAACTTCATAGTTTTCAGTAACTACTGATTCGTCTAGTGGATCTAATCCCCAGTAATTAGCCATATCATATCTTACTGGATAAATTGCAAAGTCACCTACATTACCTTCAGGTGATTCAATATTTTTAGTAAGATAATAATCTGTATTTACCATTAATTCTTCAAAACCATATTCTTCAGCATCAGCTTTCATTTCTTTCTTAAACATTTTAGCAACCTTAGCAAATCTATCAATAGCGATTATCTCTACAACATTGTCATTGTAATCTACACCACTATCTCCTACTTCTAAGTCTCCCTTAGCTTCGTTAAGTTTTCTAGACTTAGAAGATTTATTTAATTCACCAAGAATTTTAATACCCCATCTTGAAAGAGATACGCCATCTTCAGATACATTAAAATATTTTTTATTTCTAGATTTCCATTGCTTGTGATCTCCAGAAAGTTCAGAAATAATTTTAGTAAATTCTTCTTTAGTAATTACACCATCCTTAATAGCCTCAATAACTGAGTTTCGTACACTGGCTGTTTTACCAACAGTTCTTGCCGGGTGGCTTTCAGTATATTTTCGTTTAAGTGTTAGTTTTTTACCTTCACCTAAGAATTCGTTAAATGTTTCCATATTTATTTTATTTTAATTTTTGCTAAATTACCACGTGTTTCCTCATATTGAAATGAAAACTTAGACTTTGCAGTAAGAGTTCCCATTGAGAAAGAAACAAACGTTCCTTCTGGCTTTCTTACAGAAGTGTTATATGCAGCCATTGCATATGCTTCATCGTCAAAAATACCAATATATCTTTTTGAAGTTGTAGATCCAAATCTAGCTTCACCTTCTAATCTAACAGTTTGACCATTAAGATCTGCACTATTATGAGCAAATACTAAGTATTTAGTTTCGCCTTTCTCAGGAAGATTATCAGCATGTTCACCAAATGAAGTTCTATCATTATAGAAATAAGATCCAAACGGAATAGATTCGTTTAACTTTTCTCTAAAGTTATTAAATGTTTTTAAGTTTTTCATATTATATTTCTATATATTTTTTATAAAGTTATTAAATGTTAAGAATTCAACTTCTTCAGACTCAGCAAGAACTCCCATAGAATCCTCTAGTTTAGTCTTTAACTCTCCATACATATTATGTATTGGCTTTGGAGTAAGCTTCTTAAATAGCGCCTCATCACCATCTAACATTGCATTTCTTACCTGTGTCGCTGATATATTCTTACCAGTTCTTGGTATTTCATAGAGTCCAAAATCAGGTCTTACTCCAAGATCTTCTCTATAAGTATCTTTATTTACCTGGAATCCATATGTTTTCATTCTATCACTTCCAGTTCCCCAAAGTACTGGTTCGTATTTTGGTCTCATTGCATTAAACATGGTGTCAATACCTCCAGTTGGAATTACAAAAACTTCTTCAATTGGATATTTAGATTTTAAAGAGTTAATCATTGCTACTTGAGTCTCCTCATCATAAGGTCTTTTAAATGCATCCTCTTTTTTCTTATTCTTAGCCTTTACTAATAGGATTACTACTGGATGTCCATTTTGTT